TCCACGTTTTTTTAACTTCGGCATATAAGTCTTTACTTTTTTGTTCCCAATCATCATCAACATATTCTATTGGCCACCCATATGGCTTAACTTCTGCATCTATTACTTCTTTAGTATATTCTTTCCAACCATATCCATTTACTGTTGCTTGATGAATATATAATTTCTTAACATTAATATCAGTTACTATTGCTTCATCCCAAGCAGATTCTGTGGGTTCTTTATCTTTACCAATATTTCTAAAATTTCTTTTTAAAGATTCTTCCATAGTATCAAAATACTCTTTAACCAATAATTGCAACATAGAAGGATCTTCTCCAGCATATATATCTTCCCATCTCTCTGTAATTCCATATTTACTTCTAATATCATCTAATGCTCTTGTAACATCCTGTGTAAAAGACTTATTATTAACACCCAATGCACCATCAAATATAGATCCACTGTGTACCCATCTAGTTCCATCAGGAGAAGGTATTGACATTGCGTCTATATCAGATTTAAAAATAGGTTCAGCATCAAGTCTAGCTATAATCCCTGCTCCTGCTTGAATTCCATCAAAAATATCTGTAGAAGATCCCCAAAATAGAATCTGATATCCTGTAAAGGTAGAAAGTCCTACCTTCTTACCTTCTATTCCTTTCAACTTACCTAAATTTTCTATGCCCATAATATGTAAGGATTCTATTCTATTTGGAAGAGAAGACTGTTGTTGTTCTCTTATCCTAGACCACATAGTTCTAGACAATGGAACCCAATATCCATATGCTGGTTTATCAGGCCAAAGCTTATCCTTAACATGTGCTTGATCCATATAAGCTATATCAGACCCAAGAATACTTCCTATAGAAACATTTCTAAAGACAAAATTAGTAGTAGATAACCCGGTCCAGGCTAATTCCTCTTTTAAAAGTTGCTTAAATGTTAGCATAGTAAAACCTAATAGCTACTAGTATTTATAGTTTCATTAATTTCAGCTTCACTATCACCTAATTTCTGCAAAGGTAGAATATCATTACGATCAACCATACATTGATAACTTTTAGTGCGAAAAAGATATTTAAGGAAGAGTACATTTGTACGATTCTTATATTGTTCTAGGCTATTGACAGGAAACTCACGCATATCAGTAAGGTCATTACCACGATATTCATTCTCAATGATAATACCCAATTTGGTTCCACGTATCTTTTTAGCAAAATTAGAATCGTAAGAAATATAATAAGTATTGTAGTCAGGAGAGAAAGTAGTATAACGTGAATTCTTTTTTTGACGGGTAAGTAAATTTTCTTTAATATAAATCACTCGGTATTTGATTACCTGGCGATGAAGAATTGAACGAAGATTTTTAAGGGAGGCTAATAGTATTTGTTCCATACTACGTTCTTCATTCAAACTACGAATGTTGTATTCTGTTTTTAATAACTCAGGTGTGGTTCTATTGAATATAACTTCTGAACGACCCACAAAGAATCTACTATCACTGGGATCTACACCACAGTAAAAATCATTATCATATGTATCAATTTCAAATCTGTGGTCTAGATATATCATAATCCAATACTAATCCAGGAAATTCATTATTATGCATATAATTTTCTACTGATAATCCTATTCTATTATTAGAATCCTTAAACCTCAAAGAAACTTTTTTAAATTTTTCAACAACAGCACTAAGTGTATGAACACCCTTCAATGTCCAATTCATTTCTGATCCATTCATTTCTAAAAACATATAATAAACTTGATCTGAGATAGCCATTTCAAACCATTGTCTAATACCTTCTGAAAAAGCTGGATTTCTTATAGATGACCTTAAAGATGTTAGTTGTTGTAAATATTTTCCAGAAGTATAATGTAATTGTCTTAATGTTATAGCATCATCATATGGCTCTACTTTATTAGGAGATGTATTTCCTTTCCATATAGTACTTAATAGTTCTGCTTCTCTATTTGTGCTGTTTGGACCCGGATCCAAATCTATTAAAATATCTAGTTGTTCTGAACTACTAGCATTTTTATACTGATTAAAATTATTTCTACGATATATATTACTCAACAATTGACCAATCTGATCTGCTCTCATTCCAACTGCTTCCGGACCATCAAAAACATGAGCAGCAGTATATATAGTTCCCCACCACATAATTCCAGAATAGAGATCATTTAATACCTTTCTGGCCCATCTCATAGGCTGATATTTTGGATCATTTTCAGCTTTTATAATTCTAGCCTGCAAATTTCTATCTCCATCAAGTCTTCTCCACTGTTCTCCTGTATCATCATTAAAAATGTCTTCTAAACTTCCAGATTTGATAGTATTTCCTCCAGCTTTCATTTTAGCAGAAATATTCCAAACAATTTCACCTTCTTCACTTTCAGTCTTAACCTTATAATCTATTAATGCTTCAATGCTACTAGAAGGAATATAAATTTGTGAAGAATTATTTGTTAATCCAGTTCCATAACCAGAATATTGAGATGGATCCCAAGTACTAAACATCCACCATGAATAACTTCTATCTAAAAGTAACTTTAAAGGTCCTAAACATTCTCCAAAATATTTCATTTGTCCAAGAACTTTTTTTCCTTCTTCTGAAGTAAACAACTCTTTTGTTTCTGGATCTCCTCTACCATATACAACCGTGTTTAAAAGATAATTAAGCATTTTAGCACCATTTTCACTCAATTGTCCAGAAGAACTTAAAGATTGTATACCATATTGTAATTTTTCTACATACCTATCAAGTGAAAACCATTCTCCAACAATTCCTAATACATTAGGAGTAAGATCAGGAACTTTTATTATCTGTGTTTCCTTCTTAAACATATAAGAACATGAAACTAAACCAGGAAAAACATTCTGAATAGATTTAGTATATTGTTTTGGATTGCCTTTAAGAATAAGAACAGTAGGAGCAGAAAGGGCACCTATTCCACCCTTGTTATCTGGCAATTTAACAACATATACAGTTCTTAAAGTTGAAAATCTATTTCCATCCTCTCTTGTCAACGTAAGGATTCCTAATTGAGAAGAAGTATTAATTTCATGAAATTGTTTTGATATTGAATCTATTATAACATTGTCAGGTCTCATATTACTATTTAAATACCCGATTTCATATCCAGAAATTTTATATACAAGAACATCATCATCTCCAAAATCAAACAAAAGCCTTCTTTTTCCTACACTTTTAGGACCAGACATTCCATCACTTTCACTTAAAATTTCTACTTGTTCCTCTAAAAAATTTAAAAATTCTTTAAACCCTTTCATTACCACTCCTGTTCAGATAGATATTTTTTTAATATTTCTTTCAAACCTTTATTACGTTTTTCTTTGGTTTTAAAATTATTTTCTATTACTAAATCCCAATCAGTCCAATCATTCAACGAATTTTCCATAATATTGGCATTAGGTTGATGTATATCTCTCTCCACTCTAATTAAAAGTCCATTACAATCCCTAATTCTTTTAGCTTCATTAGGAAATCTCATATCTTCTATAATCCAAATAGAATCATCAAGTTTTTCATTATTTACACCAAATAAACCATTCACCCAAACATCACTATCAACATAATTTCTCATACCAGAACCAATAATTTGCATCACTTTGCGATAATTAGTTATTTTGAATCCATCATGTAAATCTGTCCTGGGTGTTTTTATATAAATTGGAGTATTATCTTGTTTATGTTCTTTAATAATTTCAATATCATTTTCATACATCTCTGAAATCATTTTATATATTGGTTCTGCAAAACTTTTAATAACTCCTGTTTTTCCCTTTTTCTCTAAAATTTTAATAATTGTTTTTGCTACCCTTGACTTACCAGATCGTATCTTGCCACTTATACCTATAATCATTATTCACCATTCCTGCTCAGATAATTCTTTTGGTTGAATAGTAGAATTTTCTTTCAACCATATTGTATATAAAACTGCTGACACATTCCACCAGTCAACTTCAAGTTCCTTATGAACATCATATATATTTGTTGGTATATTACGTTTCTTTCTTTCTTCACAATATCGAGCAACTTTTTCTTCTAAATAATTAATCATTAGCACTTTCTAATAGTTTATTATCACTCTCACTATTGTTAAACCAGAAATCTATAACTTTGGTAAATGAACCAACAAAGGCTCCTAGCATAACCAATAAAATCTCTTTCCATTCTCCAGGTAATTCCATACCGCCCATAATAAATCCAAACATACAAGACAGCATGAATAGAAATATTACTACAATGCCAACGGTAGAATACCATTTACGTTTTTGTCTATACTTGATTAACTCAAGTATCTCCATATTAATATCATGTTTTTGTTCAGGAGTGGACGTGACCTCATCGATCTCGTCCACATCCAGTTTGCTCATATCATCCAAAATAATTCTCCGGGAGAATCACATGAACCAGCATCGTTTTTCATAGATCACCTCCTTATTTTAGTATTAATATTATTTATAACATCTATAGCCTACGACGCTTTCTTTTTTGATTTTGTCTATCAACCCAGGAGTGGGCTAATGCCTTTTCTGACATAACAGTTTCCAGTTTATCCTTTCGTGTTATAACCCACACTTTTCTTCGCCCTTTACCTTCTGAATGTATCTTATATTCAGGAGGCTCCTTAGGCAGGGGGTCAATATCTATCTTAAACATGTTTTCTCCTTAAAAAGTAAATTGTGCAAATTTTTCATTGTCATTCGATTTTTCCTCATAGGATCTCTCATGAACAATACTTTTATTTATAATATTATCAATGATCGCATCTTGTGCTGAATCTTCAAGATCGTAAAGTCGCATCTTCGATCTATCCACACCTATAACAAAACGTCGCAAAACAGTAGGATCATTATAACGATTTTTTAATTGTTTTATCATCATTTGATTATCTTCTTCCAATTGCTCATTAACAGTAATTCCCACCATAAAATCAGCAGTTGCAGGAAGACCAAACGATTCAGAAACATCCGTCAAATCTAAATCCTCACTAGAAAATCCTGTTCTAGTAGTTTGAGTAGCAGATACAACAGGAATATTATGTTCTACTGCCAACCCTCTCATTTCTTCTGCAATTGCTTTTATATAAGTATATGAATTTACACTAGCAGTTTGTTTCATTCTAGATGAACAGCAAATATTAAGATAATCAATATAAATTATATCAGGAATAAATTGTTTTTTAATCTTCAATTCTTTTAATAATGATTGAAAATGATGTGTATTGGCAGATGCCGTTGGATATTCTTTAATTATAAGAGTTCCATGTGTCTGAGCTTTTAATTTATCCATTCTGGTTTCATACATATCTTTTGACAATTCATGCAAATCTTCCAGTTTCACATTTAATAAATTAGCATCAATTCTTTCAGCAATTCGTTCTTCTGCCATTTCTAATGTAATATACAGAACATTTTTCCCATCAGAAATATTTGCTGCTGCACAATGACACATAAACAAACTTTTACCCACACCAGTCCCGGCCAGAATAATATTTAAAGACTTATTAGGTAAACCGCCTTTTGTAATTTTATTAAAATGTTGCAAATCAAAAGAAATTTTTTCTTCTTTCTTATGATAAAAATCAAATCTACTCTCACTATCTTCAAAATAATCATGGCCTACCTGAACATCAAAATTAATTGAAATAGCATCAGCCATCATTTCCGGAATATTATTTCTAGTATATGTTTGATGTCTGCCTTCTATAATTTCAACAGACTCCATGATAGTATTATAAACAGCCTTATCCTGACAAAATTCTTCTGTTATATCAAACAACCAATCCAAGTCAGACTCTACCACATTACCAAATTCAGACAATGTGGTAGAAATTCCTTCTAATGTTGTTTCTGGTATATCAGATTCATTGATAATTACAGATAATGATTCTAAACTGGGAAGATTATTATACTTATCAACATAATCATTAATAGTAGAAAAAATGAATTTTTCGCTATGATCTATAAAATATTCTGATTTAAGGTAGGGTAAAACTTTTCTTGTATATTCTTCATTCGTCAATAAATTCTTGAGTATCAGTACTTCTTGTCTCAACTTGGGTCGCCTCCGATGTTATAATATCAACCAAAATATCACCTATCGTTTCTTTAAAATTAGAATCTTCATCAAGATTGACACCTCTTAATCCTCTATTAGGGGATGATTGTATTATAGCATAATCAAAGGATAATATCAAGTTCTTTTCTCCTTCTTCAGGCAATTCCAATTTTCCATACTTATATATGCAACCAGCATATTGGCCAGTCGTAATCTCAATATACGACTGACCATCATCATCTAATACTCTATAATCCGGAATCCTCTTCACTAATTTCCTCCACATCATCTTCAAAAAATCCATATTGAAATTCCTTTTGGGCAGCTTCTTCTAATTTATCCATTATATTAGGTGTAAAATATTCAGTTGGATTATCATACATACTTTTAGCATAAACCTTCTTACCATCTTCAACTTCTATACGATTAGCAATTTTCTTAAAAACATCGTATTTGAGACCAAGATCCACAAGACCATAATATCTATGTAATCCTGTAGTGTAATCAAGAAGAACTTCAATTTCTCTATTTTCCCTAGAAAGTCTAGATTTTTGCATCTTAACTTTAATAATATTCCCCACAACTTCTGTTCCATCCTTTTCTTTCTTTTTGGATAAAAAGGCAATAGTAGAAGCAGAATATTTCAATCCTGAACCACCTGACATCTCTTTCTGAGGATAATAAGAACCAACAACATCGTAAGTATGATTACAAATTAACATAGGAACGTTAGCTTTTGCTAATTTCAAATTCAATACACGAAAAGTAGCTTTTAAAATTTGTGCTTTAGTCATATCCCGTGTTTCAGATCCTTCAGCAGTATCTTCTATCTCTTTAGTGGAAGATAACTGACCAAGACTGTCCAGAACAAAAATCAATGGCCTACGTTCCGATTCATCCTGCTCAAGATACTTATCAATCATCATTATGGTATTGTGTCTAAATTTCTGAATAGTATCTGGTTCAGATTTAATCACCTTTACAGGATCTATACCTCGATCTATAAGCATATCATTAGTAACAGCACTTTCCGTATCAAAATATATAACCCCTCCATCTGGATTACTTTTTAAAAATTGAGAAATTACTCCTAATACAAAATATGTTTTACCAGTAGAAGTTTCCCCAGCAAATGCTGTTATTTTATTATTTGGAACTCCACCATATATAGAACCTGATAATGCAGCATTTAAAATATAAGAACCAGTATCCATGGTACCACTAAATTCGGCAGATGATTTACCATCTGCCGCTATAGTAGTATGCTCATCAGCAAGATCCTTAACCAATGATTTTAGGAAATCGTTGTCCATAAATTTATCCTTTAATTCCAAATAAAGATAGTATCCAAGCTAATAAACCCCTAGACGATTGACTATCAATTATTTTCTTTCTAGTTTCTGCTAGTTTTCTTTCAATTTCTTTATTATCAGGAACTAAATCTTCAACTCTCTCGACCACTTCATCAACTGTTTCCTCGACATTTTCAACAATCGAATCAACTTTTTCTTCGATAGATTCCTGAACCTCTTCAATTTTTTCTGTTGCTTCCTCGACAACATTCGGAACAAAATCTGAAATAGGTAATGTTGTGATTTCATCTATTTTTTCCTCTACTTTTTTTGCAGCTTCTATAATTTTATCGTCTACAGCATCAATAATAGTTTCCTGAACAATTCTTCTACCAATATCAGCATCAACACTACTAAGATGACTCTTTA